TCATATTCCTATCACCATGCCATGGGGCATGGATGGGGCAAAGTCCGATAATTTCTGGTTCAACATAGCAATCTGATCGCTGCTGCTGTCGGCCATCCAGGCGCCGTAAACATTGAAAACCATCTGGGCGCTGGCGTGCCCCATCTGGCTGGCAATGAAACTCGGGTTGGCCCCGGCAGACAGCGACCAGCAGGCGTAAGTGTGTCTCGACTGATACGCCTTGCGGTGCCTTAAACCTGACCGTTTAAGCGCCGCATCCCATGAGTCACCAACTGAATCGGCTTTGTACAGGTAACCCACGCTGCCACTTTTTTTAACCAACTGAGGATTGAACACAAATGTACAGTCGTGAATAACCGTTCGGCCATACTCCCGCAATGCCACCTCAATCTGATACTGCCTTCCCAGCCTGGTCATTTCCGCCTGGTTCCTCAAGGCGTCGATGGCAGGCTTGATCAGGTGCACGACCCTGTCGGTACCGGCTTCGGTTTTTGGTAGAGTGAAATCACCGAGTTTCGTATAATTCCGGCGTATGGTCATTGTCCCAGCTTTCAGATCTATGTCTTCCCATGCGAGGGAGACCAGCTCACCGTGACGTAATCCTGTGTATACCGCAATTGACCACAGGTTTTTCGTTTGCTGATGCTTGCAGGCATCAATGAAGCGAACGAATTCGTCACGTGTGAGCGGATCTGGTTCTATCCTGGCCCTCTTTAGCGGCTTGATGCCGTTAAACGGGTTTTCACTCACATAGCCATTATCAACAGCAAACTGAAACATCCCCGCTATCGTGGACATGTAGTAGTTTACCGTTACCACGCTCAATCCTTTCTCCCCCGACAGCATATCCTTCCTGATATACAGCAGTTCTTCCCTTGTCACACACGAAACCAGCTTTTTCGCGCCAATCCTCGGCAGCATGCTTCTGACCACCGATTCATACCGGTTTATGGCATTAGCGCAGATCTCCATCCGTTTCAGCTCCAGCCATTTTTCAGACAGAAATTTCACGGTGATATCTTTCTTGCAAATGCCGAAAGTTTTCAGGTTTGGCGAGTTGGGGAATTGCGCCGCATAGTCAAAGGTCCCCATGCGGATAGCGAAACAAACTGACGTTCGCAGTTCCCCGGCCACCTTCCTGTTTTTAGCAGTGTCAGGGACACCGAGATTTTCCCTGACACGCTTACCTTTAAAAATGAACCATATGCGGAGTGATTTTCCGTGGTTCTCAACGCCCGTTGGGTATGATTCTTTACTCATTGTTCCCTCCCGACGTCCAGGAGCGGTGTAAGCTTACCTGTTTCATACCGCCCGATCACCCAATGGTTGCTTTTGAGCCTGAATCCATGCGTCTACCGCTTTGCGGTTGTACATGCATTCGCTGGTTGGCTTTGGGTCACCTTCAGGGGAAACGTGCTTATACTCACGCCCAAGCAGCCACGATGATTTTCGGGCTCGTGTGATGGTGCCGCGTTTCATCCCTGTGACTGTCATCAGTAAGTCCTCTGAAACCCATTCGTTTGGCTCGATCTGGATTATTGTCTGCATGCATCACCTCTGCTGCACTCTTTATCTGATATAGAATTCCCAGCTGCTGGCGACGGAGTTCATAACCTTAATCGCCATTTCAGCCGTTTCCCTGCTGTCGTAATACTGGAAATACATCACCTGCCCAGTACGTTTAAGTTTCATCATTACCCACATGGGCGCCCTCCTTTTTAATTGGCCATGGGGCGTACTCACCCTGGGGAAGTTCGTCGGTCACATCGTGAGAAGCCCATGAGCGAAACTTCTCGATGGTGACTGTGGGGTAATGCCGCCCAAACGAAACGGACGGGCTGTCATACTGGACGTGTGACCTGCTGAACCAGGTAACGGTACGGTCGTTAACCAGCGGGCTGATAATGGTGCCAGCAGGGCGCGGCCGCTTTGCCCGGTAGGTGTGGCCTACCTTGATTTCGAGTAAGTCGCTCATGCTGCACCGCCTTCAACGCGTTCAAACTCAATAACCCAAACCCAGGGGTTAGCATTCCAGCTTTCCTGCCCGTAGATCGATTGCCACAGGTAGGCAAAAGCATCTGTAGCATCAGGCTCTGGGTTGGCGCATCCGCATGGCTCAGGTTCACCGCAATTAAGACAGCCACCGTCAATAATGCCTTCTGCTCGCGCATCCTCTTCGCTGATAGCGTTCAACCGCTCAACCCGCACGTCGGTGATTTCCAGAAGAATGCGGCTGGCCCAGCGCGGCATGTGGATTGATGGCGTCCATCCATCAGCCGCCTGATAGCCATCAGGATAATCAGCGCGGTACTCACAAAGGCTGCTCGCTTTATCTCGACCATCTTTGATGTCCTGAATTTGATCATCGTCGAGATAATGCCCGGTGAACGTCTCCCGCACCCAGATGCGGTCACCGACGGCGCCGAACGGGCATGGGTGCCAGAAGTCGCAAGCATGCTCTGCATCTTCGCTCCACGGCCATTTGCTACCGTCTTCGCGCTCACCAATTTCAGTGAACCGAGTCTGTTTCCATTTGATAGGCCGCCGGGTCTGCGTCTTTCTGCCGTCGAGAATGGCCCGCACCATCTCAGCGTTAAAAATCATTCCGCGCTCAGTCATTCCAGGCCTCCAGCTCGTTCTCGATCTCTTCGTCGATTTCGTCGTTGGTAGCGTCTTCGTCCAGATAGTCACGCGCCTCTTTCAGGTACTGTTCATGGCGCTCCCGATACCAGGCCGAAAATTCTGGCGTCCAACCTTGCAGGGAACCGTCATAGTCAACCTTGGCGTTACGTTCAGCCATGCTCTCTACCATGCTGTAGGCGGTGGTAAGCGCCGCCTCGCGGATATACCCGCGCAGGTCGCTTTTGCGCCAGTACGGATTAACTTTTGAATCGCAGACAGATTTAAACTTCACTTTCCAGCGGCGGATACAACGCGCGTTTAATGATTTGCTCATCGTGACGCCTCCGCTTTAATCGCTTTATACGCACGCAGTACGTGAGAAGTTTTACCGGTAATTACCGTTTTTAAAACAAAGAAACCGCTACGCTTAGCGCGAACAGAAGGAGCAAGAAATAGCGCCGTATCAACAACGCGGTTATGAAGACGGAATTCAAATACAGTGCTCGTTAATGTAATAACTGAATCCGACCCTTGATCATTAAATTCTATTTTCATGATTGTGATTTCCTGTCTTTGAGTTGATTGTATTTTTCATGGCTCATAACTTCCCAGCATGTTCCGTTATTGCGGGATAATAAGCGCCATTTTCTGCCAATCTTTAAACTTAAATTCCCGCATTTGATTCGGCATGGCTTTATATCTCCCTTGCTGTACAAGCTCAGAACGTGCGATTCCTTTTCATTTACATGCGATGGAATACGGTTGGATGTGATTATCATCCGTCACCTACCAGCGCTTGTGGGCAAGGTGTCCGGGGCGTGATGGTAAGGTTTTACGAAACGAGGAAGCGGCAGCGGAGAGGGAGCTTTTCTGCTTTTCTTTCTCATTGCATACCGGGCAAAAATAAAAGTCCCTCCGATAAGCACCCCTGCCAGATTGGCGATATTGCAGCTCATCGCGAGCAAAAGAACCGCCGCAACCATGACAGTGCAACTTTAATTCTTCCATTTATCTATCTCCGGTTAAATTTAATGTGAGTTAGTACCTGCCAGTCAAGGCATTAAATAAAAGGTGCTGGTATTAGTAAGAAACTTCGGTGTTTATTTTGTAACGTGCATTGCCAGAATCTGCGTTAACAGAAACCAAATCGCCATACATGTCATAATTCAAAATAACATCGTTGAATTTCAGGCCTGAGAGAGATTCTTCACGACCGCAAAACATAAAATCTTCAGCGTGCTTTGCTTCCTCATAAATATCTTTCATTGAGGAAAAAGCCTCTGACCACATTTCACTATTACCAATAAATTGCGCAATAGCCAGCTTGCTTTGTGCCGCTTTAAAAGCTGGGTTGCCATGCAGTAAATTAGCCATTGAACACCCCTTTGATATACATAATTTCGACAGCCAGCCCACCCCAGAAAACCAATCCGATGGCCAGCGCGATTACCAGGGAACGAATGCCGTTTTTGCTCATTTGTTACTCCAGAATGGGAAGCTGATAACGACAACTACAGCCAAAAACAAGGCAACCTTTATGCAGAACCGATGCCATGCAGGAACTTCATGTTTGCGGATCATTTGCTACCCTCACTGTCATGTGAATTTGAGTACCAACAGACCTTGCAATGCAGTGCCGGGTGCCTCCCGGTGATACCAGCCAGTTAACAACTGGTATCGGCAGCTTTCTTTCCACCCCACTTCGGGAAACAAGTGGTACTGCTTTAACTGAACCGCGTGCGCATAGCCGCATTCACTGCATTGCAAGGTCTGTTATTTGCTTGTTCGTTCATCCCATTTTCAAAAGCCAAACTCATTAAGCGCATCAGGATGCATAGGCTTTCGGGGGATATCGGAATCCTGGAATTTTTTTAACCAATGCTGATATAACCTGACAGCTATGCTTGCCCTTTCAGGGTTACGGAATGTGCCAATGTTCCGCGTCATTCCGTTAGCCCTGGCTGTCGCCCTATATCCAAAATGAGTTTTTACAACGTACTTCATGAGATGGCCTCTACGAGCTTAAAGGGAAGAATTGGTCAGACTTCCGCATTCAATTCGTCGCGAATATCACCTGCAGCCATCATCAAATCCCAGTCGTTATCGCTTAGTGCATCCTGCGCAATGCGGTAAGAAACTTGATAACGGCCCATCAGGTACTGAATCATTTCTGTTTTCGTCATGGTGACCACCTCGTTTAGTTGACCCTTATCGCCGGGTAGCGGAACGTTTTCTGCTTATCAACCACTGTGCGGTGATTGGTGTTGCTTGGATGGCTTAAATTTACAGATAAAACTGTATTACCGTCAACAGACAAAACTGTATTATTTCTGTCTTGTTACATATCTATCTGTAAATATGGGGAATTTATTTTTGATGGGCATAAAAAAACCGGCTTGCGCCGGTTTGTGTTGAGCGGGGAGGGGTTAGCGTTTCCTGCGGTAGATTCTGTGCTCGATCATAACACCGATGATTTCTACTGGCTGGGTATCGCAGTTTATAACTGGATAGTCATCGTTTAATGGCACCAGCTCGAAATGCTGAACCCCTTGCATATCTATATAGGTTGGCCTGTATTTTTTGAACGTGGCTTCTTGCCCGCCATTTTTTGCAACAACAAACTCACCTGGAGAGGGCTCTAGTTCAGGATCAACGATAATCACATCACCAGCTTTAAAATCTGGCTCCATTGAATCGCCCTCAATGCGTAAAGCAAAGCTATGCACTGAAAGGTCTAAATCTGTGAGTATGTATTCAAAATCACCATCAAACGCTTCTATAGATTTTTTCTCCGCAAGGGCGCCAGCCTGCACGTAGCTGATGAGAGGTACCCGTCGCGAATTCATCTCTCCTATCGGCATGAATGCGCCACCATTCATTAACCACGACGGATCGCATTTTAACGCTTTTGCAATACCTACAATATTTCTTGGTTTTAGTGTCTTGCCATCTTCAATGCTCTGCCAGGACTGTTGGCGAATACCCGCTCTTTCAGCGGCTTCCGTTTGCGTGAGCCCAAGCTCCATTCTTTTTTGTTTTACGCGATCTGCAAGGCTCATGGCTCCTCCTTTGAATTCCCCCTGATGTTCACAGTTAAAACTGTAATTGACAAACAGAAATAACTGTTGTTGAATACAGATAAAACTGTGGAGGGCATATGGAAACAATTTCTCAACGCCTCAAGAAAAAACGCGAAGAGTTGAATCTGTCACAAGACCAACTGGCAAAGCTCGCTGGTATGAGGCAGCAATCTATTCAAGCCATTGAGGCCGGTTCTACTAAGCGTCCGCGCTACTTGGTTGAGTTGGCGCGCGCGCTTAAATGCAAACCTGAATGGCTTCTTTTTGGCGACGACCAAAACAAATCACCCGCCGCCTAATGAGTGGCCTTTTAATCAACACCAGAGGAAGTATCACAGATGGAGAACGCAATAGCCCGAAAGTTAGAGCCGCCGATCCTCAACCCAATTGAGATAGAAGGCATTTTGTTAAACCGCCTTTTGTCCATTAGCCAGAAGACTTTTGCAGAAATGCGAGGGGTAAGCGAATCAACGATTAGTCGCCGTAAGAGCGAAGGGTACTACGCCGAGATGGCGAAAGAGATTGCTGCGTTAGGCCTGCAGGTTGTTCCGCCAGAGGCGGTTGTAGTTTCCCGTCACTATCTGCAATCAGTAGAGACGCTTGCAGATATCGGTTTACGTGCGGAGCGGTGCCGTCCTGGTCCGCTTGGGTGGGACTGATGAAGAGTAAAAAAGGCGAAAGCCGCGGTGCGGTAACACCAACGGCTTTCTGGTGCAAAAACGAAGAGGTAATTGCGAGGTAATTATGCCTGACCACAAACAAAAATCAAATACACCCCGATGCTCTGCATACCGCAGGGCTAATCAATCCGTTGCTGTTAAAGCGCCGTAACTCCACTAACTCTGGAGGTGACTATGTGTAACCACTCTGCTGCTGAACTGATTGCGCGTCTGAAGCGTGCTTATCCGGCGTATGAGCCGTCCGAAATGGGTAATGCCTGTGATGGTATCCCCAAGTCCGGATCTCGCTTCCAGCACAGGCACAAGAGCCACATGGTGACGGTAATTACTGCAACTGACAAAGATGTGTCCTATCGCAAAGCCTGCGGGAAAGTTGGCTGGATGGGGTTACGTGAGTTTTTACGGCTACACAATGAGGTTTTGGTATGAGCAATCAGGTCTTTGAAATTGTTCAGGCCATGTCAGGGCAGGGGAACTGCATAACGATTCCCGGCCCGTATCTGGATTTCTTTGCAGGAGACAGGCAGCAGCATTTGCTGGCAGCGATTCTCAATCAGCTGGTGTTCTGGTCGGGTAAGTCGAGTCTGGATGATGGCTGGTTTTACAAGGAGCATGCGGCGCTCGCGAAAGAGGTTCGTGTTCTTGAAGGTGATGTTGTTAGAAGGGCTATCTACAAAATCACTGAGCAATATTTGCCCGGTGTTATTCAGGAAGATACCCGTCAGGTGAACGGTACACCGAAGAAGCACTACCGCATCGATCAGGAAGAACTGATGCACAAGATTTTCCCGGCAATACTGGATTCGGCACAAACGCCGAATCGGAATAAGTCATTGAAAGAATTGGAAACGGCACAAACGCCGAATGCAAACGGCACAAACGCCGAATGCATTCGGCATAAACGCCATATCCAGGATTCGGCACAAACGCCGAATGGAAACGGCACAAACGCCGAATCCTATCTCTATACAGATCTTAAAAATACAGATCTTAAAACAGATCTTAAAAACCACTCGGGAGAGATTTCTCCTGTGGATAACTTTTCTGAATCGACTCAGAAAACCGCCATCCCGGAAGCAGTCATTCCTGAAGCTACCGAAGCCAGTAACCTGGCTACCGATGATGATTTCGACCTCGTTACGTGGTTCTGGTCGACCATCATCGAGCTGTACGAACGCGCAGCAGAGTTCGACGGCACTCTGGCAAAACCGAGAGAGCCGAACTTCTCAGCCTGGGCGCAAGAAATTTGCATGCTGCGCCAGGAGCACGGCTGCAGCCATGACCAAATCCGCACCATGATTGAGCGCATTCAGCGCGATCAGTTCTGGTGCTCCCGAGTTCAATCCGTGAAAACCCTACGCAGCAAATGGCAGGAGCTGGCTCTGAAGTTATGCCCGGCGAACCTGGCAACCGGCAGCTCGTTCGGTGTGAGCAGCAAACTGGATACCGACATCCCGAAAGGTTTCCGGGGCTAACAAATTTAACCGTGAGGATATCTCTGATGGAAAAAATTACTGACGTGCTGAAAGAGCTGGAGAAAGTCACCTGCCGTGAGCTGGCTGTCTATTTCGACCTGACAGCACCTGAAATGCTGGCCCGCCTGATGGTGCTGGAGCGCGAAGGCAAAGCGCAAAACCTGAATGGCTACTGGATGCCGGGTGGAAGTGCCGAGCCCGTAGCGGTAACCAGCAAACTCACCGCGCTGGATATCAAACTGCTCCAGTCGGTGCCGGTTGGCGTCTGGTTTGAGTGGCAGTCCCTGGCAGGTTTTGTTGATCGCCCTCGCTACCGCTGCGAGCGTCTGGTGGCCGCCGGGTTTATGAATTCGAAGGTTACTAACCCAGCTAATCCGCACCACGGCACTAAATTCCAGAAAATCCGCGAGGTGACCCGGTGATGCGAGAGATACCTGATTGCCCGGTCTGTGGTTCAGCTGCGGAGTTTTATTTTCGGGATTACCAGGCTGGCGCCTGTTCGGGGGCCCTGAGATGCCCTTACGGACATCTCCGCGTACAGGATAGCTACTGGGCTGGTGGCAAGAGTAAATCGAAAACCCGGCTGATTGAAAAATGGTCTCAGCAGGTCGAACGAAAAAAAGGTGAAGTGAAAAATGGCTAAAAACTCGATCGACGCGTATGGCGCCAGCGGCAAAACCAACGTTCTGATGTTCGAACCGGAAAACCTGCACCTGGTTACCGACAAAACGCACCCGCTTTACGATGAGCGTATCCACCTGCCTATTAGCGAGGCAATGGTGCTGAACATCATGGACCAGGGCGTTCTTGAGCCGATTATCGTCTGGAAGGACCCCGAAAGCGGGCTGGCCTGCGTGGTGGATGGTCGTCAGCGCGTGCGCCATACACTGGAAGCCAACAAGCGTCTGTCCAAAGAGGGCAAAGAGCCGTTACTGGTTCCTGCAGTAACTAAACGCGGTTCAGCCGTTCGCATGGCGCAGGCGATGGTAAGTGCTAACGAAATCCGCCAGGCAGATACACCACTGGGCCGAGCAAAGAAAATGGCTGATGCGCTGGAGCGCGGGCACGACGAGGATGATTTAGCGCTGATGTTTGGCGTGAGTGTCCAGACCGTACGCGCAACGCTATCCCTGCTGGATGCCACCCAGGCAGTCAAAGACGCTGTAGAGTCCGGCACAGTGACGGTTACTCAGGCGCGTCAACTGGCATCACTGAAACCAGAAGAACAGCGGGAGAAGGTGGCAGAAATCGAGCAGGCGACCGCTGGCACAACCGGCCATGAAAAAGCTCGGCGTCAGCGAGCTGTGCTTGGCGAAACTAAGCCACGTCTCAAATCACGCAAAGAAATCACAAAAGCCCTAGAGGGTGCCAGCGGTGAATACGCTCATGCACTGCGCTGGGTGCTTGGGGAGGCCAGCCATGACTGATATCACCGAACTGGCGCAAAGACTGAAAGCGGCGGCAGAGAAGGCCACTCAGGGGAACTGGAGAGCATTCCAATACCACGACGGTCGTTGTGGTATTGGCGGAGGCCATAACGCTGAAATTATGGTGTGTGAGCACATCAGCAAAGAACGCCCGCATGATGCTATGTTCATCGCCCTGGCTAACCCTGCCAACGTTCTCGCGCTGGTAGAGGCTCTGGAGAAGGAGCAGCGCTATACCGAAGAATTGCGGGAATGGAATGCTGGTCTGGCGCAAGAGTCATGCGAGCGGCAGCAAAGAATATCCGAATTATTGCAAGGAAAGGTAGGCAGCGCTCTTCTTGAGCGTGAAAACCATCATGTTGAGGTGGTTGGCAAGTTGACGAAGGTCATCACTGAACTGGAGAGCGAAGTCGAGAAGTGGAGGCAAGAGGCCGAAGCGTGGGAGCAGGTGGCAGAGAAGCAACTTGCCACAGCCATCGAATTGGAGTCCCGCACCGTGAAGCTGCCAGACTTACGGCAAATTGTATCTGGGGACAGATATGTCTGGTCTGATGGAGTTTATAACTACAGCCAGGACGTAAAGGTAGCGCTGGCCGCCGCTGGCATCAAGGTGGAGGCTGAGTGATGTGGGTGCTCATTATCTGGATGTTCGGCGGTTACGAAAACCCGACCATTACCACTCAAGAGTTTCAAACAGAATCCGCCTGTCGAGCTGCATTTGCCGAAGTGAAAAAGGTAAACAATGCCGACGTTTCTCTACGTGGCGTATGCACGCCTAAGGGTGACCAATGACCAAATCAACCATAACCAGAGAGCGAGTTGTCGCTCTCATCGCAGAGCACTCTTACGATAGCGCGTTAGTTGATGCTCTTGAACATCTGCTGTCCGCAATGGACAGCGAGCCGGTGGCGATAATTGACCAGGCTAACCTTGACTATCTCCGAAGTGGTGCTGATGCCGATGTGTGGCCTCCTGAGCGCGAAGAGATGGGAGATGTGCTTCTCTATCGCCACCCGCAGCCAGCGCCGGTAGTGCCGGATGAAAAAGATAAGACCGTTGATGCTGACGACCATCCATTGCTGTGGAGCTTTAACGAAGGCTGGAACGCCTGCCCCTCCGCCATGCTCGCCGCCTCCACGCAGTCACCCGGCAGTGAACCCGCCACCGTGCCGGGTAAATGGATTCCGGTAAGCGAGCGGATGCCGCCAAGTCGTCATGAGGTTTTGGTCGGGTGTTGGTGGGGAGAGAAGCCGCGGTGGTGTTGCAAATGGGCAACGTATATCCCTGGCCACCCTGATGCGCAGAGTAGCGGCTGGTTGATCCCCGGCGCGTCATGGACGCCAACTCACTGGATGGAGTTGCCGGCCGCCCCGCAGGAGGTGAAATGATGCCGTACTTCTTCCTGATTTTCGTCATCAGCAGCCAATCATCGAATATGCAGGTGGTTCCTATGCAGAGTATGGAGCAGTGCAAGGCAGCCATTAAGGCGATGAAAGTTGCAGATGACAGGAGGGAGTGGAGCGATATTTCACCACACGTAGATAATATTCAATGCGTAGAGGTGAACGGTGCTTAATTCCCCCACAGCGACAAAAACCATAAAACGCAAACATGCTATTTGTTATCAACAAATCACAGGTTTGTATTTATGCGAATGATAACCAGAAAGAAACCGGCCTTCACTGAGCTGTATCAGACCGGCGTATTAACGCGCATAGCCGCGGTAAAAAGCCCTGATGGTGGCGGCTGGCGATTGTTCGGCTTGTGGCGGGGGAAGGAAATAGCTGTGTTTGTGGAGGCTGCTCGCGGAGGGATTCGCGAGTGGTCTGGCCTGGACTATCTTGCCAACTTCTGCGCGAGCTGCGGCATTAGCCTGTGGGAGGTTCACAATAAGGTCGCCGAAAAAGCTCCTGAATAAGACCCCGCTTTGGCGGGGTTTTCTTTTCTAAAAATATGACGATAAACGCAAAACCCACTACCTGTATCCCTCAGCCTGATTTATAATAAGCAACGGGTCTGAACAACCCAGCTTATCGACTGCTGTGCCACGGAGAAAAACCGATGGCGCAGAAGAAACACCCTCAAAAGATTTACCCCCTGACACCGGCTATCACTAACGCTGGTGTTTCTGCTTGTCTGTCGCACCAGGGCGGTGCGATATGAGCAAATCCAAAACCAAGGCTGAAAAGCTCCATCTGAGCCGCGTAGCTGCGCTGGGTTGCATCGTATGCCGGAACCTCAACTACGGCGAATCGCCTGCTGAAATCCATCACTGCAGCTCTGGGACCGGCTTGTCTGTCCGCGCTGATAACTTCCATGTCATTCCGCTATGTCATGCGCATCACCGTACTGGTGGTTATGGCGTTGCTATTCATGCTGGCCGTAAGTCATGGGAAGAAAAGTTCGGTACTGAGGCTGAGTTACTGAGTCAGGTGCTCCTGGAGTTAGGGGGGACCGTGAATGACTAATTTTTACTGTGAAGCCCTTACGGCACTTCGTTCAGCACCCCATCACTATTTAAAAGAAGTCGGCGACCAGTGGCGGACTCCGGATCTGCTGTTCTGGGGTATTAACGCGATGTTTGGTCCGTTGATGCTGGACTTGTTCGCAGACGACAGCAACGCAAAATGTCCAGTCTGGTACACGGCAGAAGATAACGCGCTGACACAGGACTGGTCGGAAATGCTTTCCTCAATCGGCGGCGCAGCCTACGGAAACCCACCTTACAGCCGCTCTCAGTACCACGAAAAGCAAGCTATCACTGGCATGACGCACATCATGAATTACGCCGCTGCACAACGAGAGAAGGGCGGTCGCTATGTCTTCCTGGTGAAATCAGCCACAAGCGAAACGTGGTGGCCGGAAGATGCGGATCACGTCTGCTTTATTCGTGGGCGAATTGGTTTCGATCTGCCCGAGTGGTTTAAGCCAGCCGACGACAAACAAAGGCCGACCAGTGCGTTTTTTGCTGGCGCCATTGTCGTTTTTGATAAGTCATGGGCTGGCGAGCGATTTAGTTACATCAGTCGATCGGTTCTTGAAGCTAAGGGCCGCGCATTTATGTCACTGGCGCAGTTTGCTGCTGGTAAGGGAGATATTGCATGACACCACTACAACGCCGCAGACAAAACACCGCTATGTCAGAGGTCGCGATCGCCACGCACAAACGATATCTTGGGCGCCCTGAGTTATTGACTGGCATCCAGTCAGCCTGGATTAAGTCACTTCTTACTGTATGGGGGGAAAGTCAGAGAGGGGAGGTATACCCGCGTAAGCCCACATCACACTCATGCTGGTGGTCAGTAAAGGGGGAGAGATGGTCAGATAAAGCGTTAGAGCGCTTTACCGCTGCAATTGAGCAGGCAAGGGCTGAGGGCTTTCGTGGTCCCAATGCTCTGAAGCGTGCACAGGTCATTCTCTGGCCGAAGCAGGAGAGTAGCTTGATAGATACCGCCATCAGCAACGATGACGCCGAATTTATGGAGAAGTGTGTACTGGACGCCTTTGAGGTTACCGACCCGATTTACATCGTCGGAATGAGTTACTACACAACCCGAAAAAAAATATCAGACATAACCAGAGAGCTTCAAAAGCTGGCTCCCTGGCTGACGTCGGACCAGTCGAGAGAGCGCGTGAAATGGTGCCTCAAGATATTTCAGGGGAAGGCATTTTTAGCCGCCCGCAAAAACCTGAGAAGTTAGCTGTTTTAGCTTTTTGTGCTCTCAGTTGAAATTAACATTGATTTTCACCCAGAAGTTTAGATAATTCATTCATGCTTGGCAGAGCTGCGCCGCGATGGCAGCGATGAGAAGCGACAATTTGAACATGACGAAAGCCCCGCCCTTGCGGGGTTTTTGCTTTCCGGCGATACGACAGGGGTATTCGCAAGATGCATTGCATCAATACCCCTGTCACATCGTCGTAGAGCATTGAAACGAGTTTCATCAGATGTTAAATTTTTGGTGTGGTGAATCCCCCTATGCGGAGGGGCATTGCCAGTCTGATATGTTTTTTTGCGCATTGCGAGTCGTCTGTGGACTGGCGGCGACTTACCGGGAGGCACCCGGCACCACACCTAATAAAAAATGATGATAGCTGTAAGGCCCACTTCGGTGGGCTTTTTCTTTGGGCAAAAAAAAAGCCAGCATGGTTTCATGCAGGCAAGGCAGTTACATTTAGATTTTGTCCCGGTATATGTTTTTTGTCCGGAAGTCGAAAGATACTGTCTCGAATACATTTTGTAAATAACGGATTCAAATCGCAAGGCCATGCATTTGCATGGCTTTTTTATTATCAGGTCCCGCGGGAATCATCATCGACACGCTTCGTTGTTAAATCCAGCCCGACGGGCCTGACCCTTTCAAACACACACAGCGCCATCCGTCATCAACGGAGGTGAGGTTATGACAAAAATGAGCACCATTTACAGCAGACTTTCATACGGCACCGGGACCGCACTGACGGGCTGCGGTGTCTCAGCAAAGGCGTATGCCGGGGCAGTTAAGGCAGAGGTATGGATTTTGGCCGACAAAATAGCGGGGATGACCCTGAGTGACTGGGCAATTATTGTCGGTATCGCCTGCACCATTACCACCTGTGGGGTGAACTGGTACTACCGGCGGAAAGAACGCGAGGATCGGCTCAATGGCTATGACACCAAAACTGAGGAATAGCGTTATCGCTGCCGTCGGCGGTGGCGCCATAGCCATTGCATCTGCGCTCATCACTGGGCCAACTGGTAACGATGGTCTTGAAGGTGTGCGGTACGATCCCTATCAGGATGTGGTAGGCGTCTGGACTGTCTGCTATGGCCATACCGGCAAAGATATCATGCTCGGCAAGAAGTACACCGAGGCTGAATGCCGCGCGCTTCTCAGTAAAGACCTGAACACCGTCGCCCGCCAGATTAACCCTTACATCCAGAAGCCGATCCCCGAAACAATGCGTGGGGCGCTTTACTCATTCGCGTATAACGTTGGCGCTGGCAACTTCCAGACCTCCACGCTGCTGCGCAAAATCAACCAGGGCGACCAGAAAGGTGCATGTGATCAGCTGCGCCGCTGGACCTATGCCAAGGGCAAACAGTGGAAAGGCCTGGTAACTCGCCGCGAGATTGAGCGTGAAGTTTGTTTGTGGGGGCAGAAATGAGCCGGTTAACCGCCATTATCAGCGCCATTGTGATCTGCCTGGTTGTTTGCCTTGGGTGGCTGGCAATGCATTACCACAACGCTGCGGCTGAGCAGAAAACCCGAGCCGATAATGCAGAGCAACAGGCAAGCGCAGCCCAGACCATTACATCCAACGTTCTGACCACCATGACCATCTTCAACACCATCGTCGAGGCCAATCAGCATGCAAAAGAGCAGATCGCACTGGACGCATCGGGAGCCTCGGCTGACATCCGGGTTGCTGTTGCGAATGATGATTGCACTAATCGCCCTGTGCCTGCTGGCGCAGTTAAGCGGTTGCAGCAATACGCGAACGGTTTACGTCAAGGTGCCGGTGGTGCCGCTACCAGCCAGCCTGATGGCTGATACGCCATACCCCGATATCCCCGACAAAATGACGTGGGGCGAGAGCCTGGATTTGAACGTCAGCCTGTTGTCAGCGCTGGGGCAGTGCAACCGGGATAAAGCCGACATCAGGCAGGCAGAGAAACAACGGGCCTCGCAATAGCGGGGCTTTTTAATGCGCATCGTTCGCGCAAATTATCGAGAGTCTTTCAGTAGTGAGCCTGGGTAAACCGTTATCTCTCGGCGGCTTTACCGTGCGACAGGCTCACGTCTAAAAGGGAAATCTATGAAATACCAGATTGCGAAACTTTATCACGGAGATGATTTCCGAGGATACGCTATTGCTGTTGACGGTCAGTTACTTGATAAGCAGGTATCAACCATCATCAGCACTGAGCCCGGCTGCATCCCAACGGCCACCGTCGTATTTAACCTGGATAGTGATCATGCCGAAAACCAAATCACTATTAATTTGGATCGAGATGTTCCAATTCAGATGAATGGCAGCCCCGCAGATTCAACAGTCGAGGCTATCAAAAAAGCCGCTGCTGAAGGCGCTAAGTGTGGTTATCGGGAAACGGCTAACGCCTTCATGGGAAGGAAATAAACATGCCTGCATTAATTCCCCGCGCCTGCCGTAAGCGTGGATGCCCTGGCACAACCACTGACCGTTCGGGATATTGCGAGAAGCATCGCAATGAGGGATGGCAGCAGCATCAGCAAGGTAAGAGCAGGCACGAGCGCGGCTATGGCAGTCAGTGGGATGTCAGACGTGCGCGCATCCTGAAGCGTGACAATCATCTGTGTCAGAACTGCCTACGCCTTGGGCTTGCTGTCCCTGCAACAACCGTTGACCACATCAAAGCCAAGGCGCATGGGGGTACAGATGATGATTCGAATCTCGAAAGCCTGTGCTGGCCCTGCCACAAGACGAAAACCGGGCGCGAACGTCTCAAGTGATATCGATTCTCATTTGATAGGCGGCAGGGTGGGGGCGGGGTCAAATCCCTGACGGCAAAGGCCAAAAGGACCGCCGCCTAGCCTTTTTTCACACCGCCGCAGGTTAGAAACTTTTTTTTGGGGTCCCCCATCCGATGATTAATAGGAGTTTTCGATTATGTCTGGACCGCCGAAAACCCCGACACATCTACGTTTGGTGAGGGGTAACCCATCTAAGCGAGCGATCAACAAAAACGAACCAGAGCCACCCAAAGGGGTACCCCCAACACCGAAGCATTTCGACAAGCAGGGGAAGTACTGGTTTAAGAGGATGGCTGAGGAACTGGACGCTATCGGCGTTATGTCCCTGCTTGACGCGCGGGCGCTGGAATTGCTCGTTGAAGCCTATACAGAGTACCGCCATCACTGTGAAACCCTTGATCGTGAGGGATATACCTACGCGGTTTACAGCGAGGATGATCCTGATGAAGGGAAAGAACGTGAAATCAGAATGATTAAGCCCCACCCGGCAGCAATGATGAAAGCGGATGCATGGAAACGTATGCGTGCAATGCTGGGCGAGTTCGGCATGACTCCTTCAAGCCGGTCAAAAGTCAACCGAGAAACGACACCTGACGATGACCTGATCAGCAAATTCCTTAATTCGAGAGACTAATGGCTAAAGTTGCAGATGGCATACGCTACGCAGAGCGTGTCGTGGCGGGAAATATCATTGCCTGCGAATTTGTTCGCCTCGCTTGCCAGCGATTCCTTGATGATCTGAAATTCGGCGAGGAACGTGGCATTTACTTCAGCGAACCGCGTGCGCAGCATATTCTTAATTTTTACAAGTTTGTGCCTCACGTTAAAGGGGCTCTTGCTGGTCAGCCGATTGAATTAATGGACTGGCATATTTTTATACTGATAAACATCTTCGGTTTTGTTATTCCGCTGGTGAATGAGGAAACCGGCGAAATAGTGCTGCGCAATGACGGAAGTGGAAGGCCGGTAATGGTTCGCCGCTTCCGGACAGCCTATAACGAAGTGGCCCGCAAAAATGCCAAGTCTACTTTATCTTCTGGTGTTGGCCTGTATATGACCGGCGCTGACAGCGAGGGTGGGGCGGAGGTCTATTCCGCTGCGACGACGAGAGATCAGGCGCGGATCGTGTTTGAAGATGCAAAAAACATGGTCAAAAAGGCCAGGCCAACGTTGGGCAAACTGTTTGAGTTCAATAAACTCGCAATTTATCAGGAGCAAACTTCCTCTAAATTTGAGCCGCTGTCTTCCGATGCAAATAACCTTGACGGCCTGAATATCCATTGCGCCATTATTGACGAGCTGCATGCGCATAAAACTCGTGATGTGTGGGACGTTCTGGAGACTGCAACGGGGGCGCGCCTGCAATCTTTATTGTTCGGCATCACCACAGCCGGTTTCAACAAAGAGGGTATTTGTTACGAACAGCGTGATTACGCCATCAAAGTTTTACGTGGCTACAACAGCGACGTAGAAGGCGCGGTAAAAGATGACACCTATTTTGCCATTATCTTTACCCTCGATAAGGATGATGATCCGTTTGATGAAACGGTATGGCAGAAGGCAAATCCCGGACTGGGTATATGCAAGCGCTGGGATGATCTTCGCCGCCTGGCTAAGAAAGCGAAAGAGCAGGTTTCCGCAAGGGTTAACTTTTTCACCAAACACATGAATATCTGGGTAACGGCCGAGTCTGCCTGGATGGACATGATGAAATGGGAGAAATGCGAGTATATCGCTCCCCGGCATGAGCTTAAAACCTACCCCATGTGGGCTGGCGTAGACCTTGCTCATAAAATTGATATTTGCGCAGCTGTAAAGCTCTGGCGTGCTGATAACGGACACGCCCATGCTGATTTTAAGTTCTGGCTACCTGAAGGACGGCTGGAAAAATGTTCTGCACAGATGGCGCAGATGTATCGCAAATGGGCCGAGCTAGGAAAACTTGAGCTTACCGATGGTGACGTTATCGATCATGCCCAGATTAAAGCGGATTTTCTGGAATGGATTAACGGCGAGAACCTGAAAGAAACTGGATTCGACCCATGGAGCGCAACGCAGTTCAGCCTGGCGCTGGCAGAAGAAGGCATACCGCTGGTGGAGGTCCCTCAAACCGTCAGAAACTTTTCTGAATCCATGAAAGAGGTTGAATCGCTGGTCTACGGGGGGCGTTTCCATCACAGCAATCACCCGGTAATGAACTGGATGATGTCAAACGTCACCGTTAAGCCGGATAAAAACGACAACATTTTCCCTAACAAATCCACGCCTGAAGCCAAAATTGATGGTCCCGCTGCGCTATTTACCGCAATGAGTCGAATGCTGGTTAATGGCGGGGAACCTGAGGCAAGCCTTTCTGAACACCTGGAAAGTTACGGCGTCCGTTCACTTTAAAGAGGCACTTATGATCCTGATGATTCTTGCCCCGCTGATCGGGGTGATCGGTGCTGCTTTGTTTTCATATGGCGCATGGCTGGTATTCCCGCCCGCAGGATTTATTACTGCTGGTGTTCTGTGTCTGTTCTGGTCATGGGCTGTATCGAAATATTTGTCCGCGCCACGTAATGTTCAAAACGAAGGCGGTGATTGATGTTCTTTCCCGGATTGTTTCAAAAATCTAATACTCCGGTGACCACACCTGCAGAGTTAGCGGAAGCCGTAGGAATGACTTACGACACCTACACTGGAAAGCGCGTCAGCAGCCAGAAAGCGATGCGTCTTACATCGGTTTTTGGTTGTATTAGAGTGCTGGCTGAGTCAATGGGTATGCTTCCCTGTAACCTGTACAAGGTCACTGGTAACAGTAAGCAAAAAGCGACATCTGAAAGGCTGCACAAATTACTGACGATGAAGCCAAATGACTATATGACCCCTCAAGAGTTCTGGGAGTTGGTCATAGTCTGTCTTTGCCTGCGCGGTAATTTTTACGCTTATAAGGTTAAAGCCCTGGGGGAAGTGGTTGAACTCCTGCCTATTGATCCCGGTTGTGTAGACCCGAAGCTAAACAGCCAATGGCAACCAGTGTATCAGGTCACTTTTCCTGATGGTTCGACGGATGTGCTGGGGCAGGATGATATCTGGCACGTCAGGACGCTGACATTTGACGGGCTGGTGGGCCTGAACCCAATCGCATACGCAAGGGAAGCCATTTCCCTGGGTATGGCGACTGAAGAACACGGCGCCCGATTGTTCTCAAATGGCGCTGTCACTTCCGGAGTCCTTCGTACTGAGCAAACGCTGACTGATGCAGCTTATGACAGGTTGAAGAAGGATTTCGAGGATCGCCACCTCGGGCTCAGCAATGCGCATCGTCCAATGATTCTCGAAATGGGCCTTGACTGGAAGTCGATGGCGCTTAATGCCGAAGACAGTCAGTTCCTTGAAACCAGAAAATTCCAGCTGGAGGAAATTTGCCGACTATTCAGGGTTCCGATGCATATGGTGCAGAATACCGATCGCGCTACCTTCAGTAATATCGAAAACCTTGGTATTGGGTTTATCAATTATTCCCTCGTCCCATATATGACCCGCATCGAACAGCGAATTAACGTAGGTTTGGTGAAAGAGTCGAAACAGGGCACCTACTATGCAAAATTTAATGCAGGCGCTTTGCTGCGTGGGGATATGAAATCAAGATTTGAATCGTATTCAACCGGTATAAACTGGGGTATTTACTCACCAAATGACTGCCGTGAACTGGAAGATATGAACCCACGCTCTGGCGGTGACGTTTATCTGACGCCGATGAATATGACGACCAAGCCGTCTGACAGCAATAAGAGCAAAACAACCGAGGAACAACATGATGCCGATGACTAAACAGCGGCTGGATATTCCGCTGAAGCTAAAGTCTGTCAGCGACAGCGGGGAATTTGAAGGCTATGGCTCTGTGTTTGGCGTTAAGGACAGTTACGACGATGTAGTTGTTCCCGGCGCTTTCAGTAAATCGCTTCAGTCATGGCGGGAGAAAAATGCGCTGCCAGCTATGCTCTGGCAGCATCAGATGGATGAACCTATCGGTGTTTATACCGAAATGAAAGAGGATGACGTCGGCTTATATGTCAAAGGCCGGTTACTCATTGATGATGATCCTCTTTCAAAGCGAGCGCATGCCCACATGAAGGCCGGTTCTTTAACCGGCCTTTCTATTGGTTACATTCTCAAAGACTGGGAATACGACCGCGAGAAAGGCGTGTTTCTCCTCAAGGAGATCGACCTTTGGGAGGTCAGCCCTGTAACGTTTCCGTCGAATGACGAGGCGCGGGTCAGCGATGTTAAAAGCGCGTTTGCCCGTGGCGAAACACCATCCCAGAAAAGTATTGAACGGGTCCTGCGCGATGTTGGGCTCTCCCGCACCCAGGCCAAAGCATTCATGGCCGGGGGCTATGGCAACCTCTCTCAGCGTGACGCTGATGGTGTGGATGCCGCACTGGATGCACTGAAAAACATCAAATTTTAATCAGGAGTTGAATTATGGCAGTCGAAATTAAAGACGTTGAGCAGGTCGCGCAGGATTTGCAGCAGAAATTCGATGATTTTAAAGCGAAAAATGATAAGCGCATTGACGCCATCGAGGCTGAAAAAGGCAAGCTGGCCGGAGAAGTTGAAACACTTAACGGCAAGCTGACCGAGCTGGATCAGCTTAAAACAGCGCTGGAAGATGAGCTTAAACAGGTCAAACGTCCAGCTGGTGGCACTCAAAGTAAGGCCGCAACCGAGCACAAAACCGCTTTCATCGACTTTATGCGCAAGGGTAAGGATGACGGACTGCGTGATCTGGAGCGTAAAGCCCTGCAGGTTGGCGTGGATGAAGACGGCGGATATGCTGTTCCGGAAGAGCTGGACCGCACCATTCTTAATCTTCTGAAAGATGAAGTAGTGATGCGCCAGGAGGCCACAACTATCACTGTTGGCGGTGCCAACTATAAAAAGCTGGTTAACCTTGGCGGCACCGCTTCCGGCTGGGTCGGTGAAACCGATCTCCGTCCAGCTACTGATGCGTCTAAACTCGCTCAGATTGAACCGTTCATGGGTGAAATATACGGAAACCCTCAGGCAACCCAAACGATGCTGGATGATGCCTTTTTCAATGTAGAGGACTGGATCAACAGCGAACTCGCGGTTGAATTCTCCGAACAGGAAGAAATCGCTTTCACCAGCGGCAACGGTACGAAAAAACCGAAGGGCTTTCTGGCCTACGCCTCCACTCTGGAGGACGATAAAACCCGTGCCTTTGGCACGCTGCAGCACATTCTTTCCGGTGCGGCGGCTGGGGTGACTGCCGATGCGATTATCAAACTGGTCTACACCCTGCGCAAGGTGCACCGCAACGGTGCTAAGTTCATGATGAACAACAACAGCCTGTTTGCCGTTCGCATTCTGAAGGACTCCGAGGGTAACTATCTCTGGCGTCCGGGCCTTGAGCTGGGCCAACCCTCCTCTCTGGCAGGATATGGTGTTGCTGAGAATGAGCAAATGCCGGATATCGCAGCAGATGCGAAAGCCATTGCGTTCGGTAACTTTAAACGTGGCTATACCATCGTTGATCGCATTGGTACCCGCATCCTCCGCGACCCGTACACCAACAAACCATTCGTTGGTTTCTACACCACCAAACGTACCGGCGGAATGCTGGCCGATTCTCAGGCCATCAAACTGCTGCAGATCGGTGCTGGCGCATAATCTGATGGGGCTTCGGCCCCATTCTTATGGAGGTCATTATGCTGCTGAAAAAAGACCTGAAATGGTCACCTGATGGCATTCAGATCATAAACATTCCCGCCGGTGAATATGAGGCTGGATCACTTCCTGAGCGCGCTCTTGAGGTTGCTGCTCAAATGGGGATTCTTGACGGCACTGAACAGCCGGAAACTGAAACAACTGTTAAGCCTAAAGTCGGTAATAAGCGGGGTGAAGGCAAATGAAGCCCTCTGTAAATGAGCTTCGTCACCAGTGCCGTATCGACAGCGATGACGATACAGAGGATGTGATGTTAACTCTCTACCTCAATGCCTCTTTGAAGCACGCTGAAAAAATCACAAATTGCCGTCTTTATGATAACGCTGTTCCAGACGACGACCCTGACGGGTTGGTAATCGAGGACGATATCAAACTGGCCCTGATGCTGCTGGTGTCGCACTGGTATGAAAACCGGGAGCCTGTAAGCAGCGACAGCGTTAATACTATCCCGTTCGGCGTAAAAGCAATTTTGGAACAGCACCGCAAAATACCTGGCACGTAGGAGGTGATATGCAGGCAGGACGATTACGGCACAGGGTCACCATTCAGAACTTCACAACCTCCAGAACGCCTTCCGGCCAGCCGGTTGAAAAGTGGGAAGATGGGAAAACCATCTGGGCCGAGGTTAAGGGGATAAGCGGTCGTGAGCTGTTAGCCGCTGGCGCTGAGCGTGCCGATGCCACCATTCGCGTTTGGGTGCGTTTTCGTACAGATATCTCAGCTTCTTCCCGCCTGAAAGTACGTACCGGCCCGTTTAAAGGCGCAGTTCTTAACGTTACCGGGCCTCCGGTTCCGGATATCAAAGGTACCCGGCTGGAAATTCTCTGCAAACAGGGGACCGAAAAATGATTGATGTGAATCTGGATTTTTCCGGCTTGCAGGATATTGCCCGCGATCTGCAAACGCTCAGCAAGGCCGAAAATAATAAAGTTCTCCGGGAGTCGACCCGTGCTGGTGCCGAATTGCTCCGCGAGGAGGTGATTGATCGCGCTCCTGAGAAATCCGGAAAACTGAAGAAAAACGTTGTTGTCGTCACCCAGAAAAGTCGCCGTCGCGGTGAAATTTCATCTGGGGTGCATATTCGTGGCGTTAACCCGCGAACGGGGAACAGCGACAATACAATGAAGGCCAGCAACAAGCGGAATGCGTTTTACTGGCGCTTCGTGGAGTTGGGAACATCTACAGCGCCTGCACATCCGTTTGTTCGCACAGCTTTTGATACCCGCATGGAAGAAGCTACGCAGGTGGCGATGCAGCGGATGAACCAGGCTATCGATGAGGTGTTATCAAAATGACAGAGGATGATCTCTATGACCTGCTGTCGACGCTGGCAGACGGGCGGGTTTATCCGTATGCGGTGCCGCTAGGCAGCGACGGACTTCCTGCAGTTTCCACTCCCTATGTCATTTTCTCGATACCGACTGATGTTGCTGGGGATGTTTTCTGCGGCCAGGCAGAGTCGACACTGCGCATTCAGGTTGATGTATGGGCTGAAACGAATGACGAAGCCAGAGCGTTACGCCTGGACGCCCTGGCTCGCCTGCAGGTTCTTTCACCTGTCGAGGTGACAAAAATTCCTGGCTACGACACGACAACCCATCTTCATCGGGCAACCCTCGAAATAACGGTCATTGCCTGACAAAAACTAATCCAATCCGACCGCCGCTGGCGGTTTTTTCATTTATGGAGGCTGCGATGTCAGCACTATTTGAACGTGCCCAAAAAACGGTAGTAATGATTACCTCTGTGCCGGTCACCGCGGCAGAGCTGGATACCGCAACCTGGTTAAACCTGAGTTGCACTATCAAACAGGCAAGCTTTACCGCTGGTCAGAAAAACGATATTGACGTGACAACGCTCTGTTCGGATGAAACGGAAAATATCAACGGCCTTCCTGCTCCGTCTGAAATGTCACTTTCCGGTAACTTCTACCGCAACCCGGCGCAGGATGCACTTCGCGCAGCATACGATAACGACGGGGTTTATGGATTTAAGGTTATTTTCCCGTCTGGTAATGGATTCCTTATGCGCGCTGAGGTACGTCAGCACACCTGGGATTCTCAAACCAATGGCGTGGTTGCTGCAACGTTCTCGCTGCGTCTGAAAGGTAAACCCACCAATATTAACGCCCCAGGAGTTCTATCGTTTGCTACTGACCTTCCGGCGTCCCAAACGGTCGCGGCAGGAAGCGCCCTGACCATGGGCGTGGTCGTCCAGGGCGGTACGGCACCTTATACCTACGCCTGGAAAAAGGGCACCTCGACGGTCAGCGGCCAGACCAGCGCAACGTTTACGAAAGCCAGCGCTGTATCCGGTGATGCCGGGGTTTATTCCTGCGTGGTTACTGATGCCGATGGCACTGTGATCACTTCTTCTGATTGCACCGTCACCATCAATTAACGGAGCGCCGGGAAACCGGCGATAAAATTAATGTCAAAACCGAGTCTTAAAGCACTGGCACTGGCACCGATGGCGGGCTTTCGTAAAAAAGAAGTCTCCGTTCCGGAGTGGGATAACGCCAAAGTCATCATTCGTGAGCCATCAGCAGAAGCCTGGATTCGCTGGCAGGGCATTGCCAGCCCGGAACCACCCAAACTACCGGAAGGGCAGGAGCCCCAGGAGGCACCAGAACTGACCCCTTCAGAACGAGCCTTCCGCACGATGCGGGCCGACGTCACACTTTTCATCGATATTTTGCTGGATACCGACCTGCAGCCCGTCTTTACTGTCGATGACACCGAACAGGTTGAAGCGATCTATGGCCCTGTGCATTCCCGGCTGTTGAAGCAGGCACTTGATCTCATTCGTGACGCGGATGATGCTAAAGCAAAGTAAAAATGCCTGGCATGCAGTTCCTGATGGCGCTGGCGCTCCGGATGGGCCGCACGCTGGGCGAACTGCGACAAACCATGACGGTTGGCGAATTCAGGATGTGGGCTGAGTACGACCGTATCAGCCCAATCGGCGATATTCGCGGCGATATCCTCAATGCTCAGCTGGTATCTGCGGTTTACGGAGCGCAGGGCGTTAAAGTCACCATTGAAGATGCTCAGCTTCAGTGGAGCACAGAAGAGATTGAGGTAAACGACGGCGGCGATCCCTTTGCAGGGCTGGAAGCGGCGCTGCTGGCTGCGTCAGCATAGCCAGTAATAATTCGTGTGGATGCCACTCATAACAGGTGTTATGTTGTTTTTTTTGACACACGGAGTGCTTTAAATGACTACTACTGGCTGGATATTATTATTTGTTTTTGCTCGCCTTATTGATCTTGTTATCTGGTATTTCCTGAACAGAGGAAGCGTAAGAGCTAATGATCAGATCGCTATGCTTAAAGAAATCTCTGAAAAGCAAAGTGCTCAAATTGATCTTCTGATTGCACTTGCTCATAAAAAAGAGGAACCAGAAAAAGATTATCTGGAAGAAGCCAGGAAAAAAGCTGGTTTAATTTAATAATATTGAAATCATAAAAAAGCCCCACAATGTGGGTTTTTTTGTTTCTGAGGAAATGAAATGGCAACCCTGCGTGAACTTATCATTAAAGTTTCTGCTAACTCTCAGTCATTCCAGACCGAGATAGCCCGCGCGTCACGTATGGGGGCTGATTATTATAAAACAATGCAGAATGGTGGCAGGCAGGCTGCGGCTTCAGTTCGGGAAACTCGCCGTTCTGTTGCTGAGCTAACTGACCAGATGGAGTCAGCAAAGGCTACCGCACTGGGATTAACCGGGGCATTTGCTGGTGCTTTTGCTACGGGGCATTTAATATCCCTGGCTGATGAATGGAATTCCGTAAACGCCCGCCTAAAACAGGCATCTCAGTCAACTGATGATTTTACCAGCTCTCAAAAACAGCTGATGGATATCAGCCAGAAAACGGGCACATCTTTTTCTGACAACGCTAATTTATTTTCCCGTTCAGCAGCCTCAATGCGGGAATATGGTTACAGCTCCAGCCAGGTGCTGGATATTACTGAGGCTATTTCTACTGGTTTAAAACTTTCTGGCGCGAATGCTCAGGAGTCCAGTTCGGTCATCACTCAGTTTAGCCAGGCTCTGGCGCAGGGCGTGCTGAGAGGTGAAGAATTCAATGCAGTCAACGAGAGCGGCGACAGGGTTATACGGGCGCTTGCGGCAGGGATGGGGGTTGCGCGTAAAGACCTTAAATCTATGGCGGATCAGGGGCAGTTAACCATTGATAAAGTAGTTCCAGCCCTCATCAGCCAGCTTGGTAAGCTACGGAATGAATATGGTGAATTGCCGCAGACTGTTTCATCGTCGGCAACAAAAGTTGAAAACGCTTTTATGCAATGGGTCGGTGGAGCTAATGAAGCTAGTGGCGCCACAAATACCCTGACCGGATTACTTGATGGCGTAGCCAACAATATTGATCAGGTCGCCACTGCTGCCGGAGCGCTTGTTGCCGTTGGCGCAGCCCGATATTTGGGAAATATGGCTCTTGGTGCCAGCTCTGCAACGGCTGGGATTATTAACGCCGCAAAAAGTGAAGTAGCTTTAGCTGAAGCCCAGGTCAGAGGGACGCAGGTTTCGACAGCTCGCGCGCGTGCTGCAGTGTATCGTGCCCAGCAGGCACTGGCAGCGGCGCGGGGTACAGACGCGCAGGCCGCCGCAGAAAAACGGCTCTCACTGGCGCAGGAGTCACTTAACCGTAATATTCAGGCCAGAGTATCCGCTCAGACAGCGCTTAACTCGGTTACTGCTGTAGGTTCCCGGCTCATGGGGGGGGCATTAAGCCTCGTTGGCGGTATTCCAGGGTTGGTTCTGCTTGGTGCCGGTGCTTGGTACACGATGTACCAGAATCAGGAACAGGCCAGATTATCCGCTCAGGAATATGCAAACACCATTGATGCAGTCCGTGAAAAGACAAAATCAATGTCCCTGCCCGAAGTTTCTGATAATGAGACCAAAACCCGTCAGGCGCTGGAGGAGCAAAACCGTCTTGTTGATGCACAGGCATCAAAAGTGAAAAGCCTTAAGGAAGAGATCGCGGGTTATCAGTATGTTCTGTCCAACCCCGGGCCGACAACCAGTGGCGGTTTCATGATAAACCACCTTACTTCGGTTGAAACGGTCACCCGTAGTCTGGAAGAAGCGACTTCCGCTCTGGCCGTTGAACAGGAGAGGCTGACTCAGATGCAGGCTAAGTCTGAGTCGATCCAGTCGGTACTGGAAGGGATAGAGAACAGGCGAATAGCATTAATCCGGCAGCAGGCCGCAGAACAGAATTCAGCATATCAATCGTTATTAATGATGAACGGTGAGCATACTGAATTTAACCGTTTGCTGGGTCTCGGAAATAATCTCCTCATGGCCCGGCAGGGGCTGGTAAACGCACCACTACGCTTACCACAGGTAGACCTGACAACCCAGCAAACGGCTGCACTGGAAAAAAGCCGCCGTGACCTGGCGCTTTCAAAACTCAAAGGTGAGGACAAAGAACGCGCACGACTGGGTTACGCTGCGGATGACCTGGGGTTAACTAACGATCCTCAGTTTCAGACCGGACGGCAGGAGTTGATTAATAACGGCCTGAATGAATGGAGAAATAACCAGGAAAATAAACCCAAGCCAAAAGGAAGGCATGGGAAAACCGAGGCGGAGAAAACCGAAGATACCTATACCCGGCTGATTAAACAGCAACGGGAGCAAATTGCTCTTTCCAGCCAAAACACTGAACTGGCAAAGATGAAATATCAGGTTACTCAGGGGGAATTATCTTCGCTTGAAAAATCCAAAAAGGAAACGTTGCTGCACAATGCAGCGCTTATTGATCAGAAAAATATCGCTGAACAGTTAAAAACATTCCGCGAAGGTCTGGCCGACAGTAATGCTGCCGCCCGGGAAAGGGGGAATATCGATTTCCTCGGTGCGGGACAGGGGGATAAAGCCCGTGACCGAATGAAGGAAATGGAGGATATTCGCGCTGATTTTCTCAGGCAGCAGCGTGATTTACAGCGTGATTTCAGTCGTGGGCAGATTTCCGAAGACCTGTATAAAAAGCAAACGGAAGCGCTTAAAACAGCGCTTGCCGAACGCCTGGATATTCAGGAGGAGTATTACAAAAAAACCGATGAACAGCAGTCAGACTGGCGGGCAGGGATCAGCGATTCCCTGATGAACTATGCCGATCAGGCTTCTGATCTGAGTTCAATGGCTGCCACTGCAACCAGCGAGCTTCTGGATGCCACCACTAACTCTATCTCCAACAACCTGACAAACGTCCTGACTGGCGCCGCTTCGTTTAAAGATGGTATGTCGAATATCTTCAGCTCTCTGGGTGAAACGGTGATTAAGACGCTGATCCAGATGGCAACACAGGCGTTGATCACCAAAGCGATTATGGCGTCATTTGGCGGCGGAGCGGGTGGGTTGTTCGGTAGTCTTTTTGGCGGTGCCAGCGGTGCGGCAAGTAGTGGTACCGCTATTCAAAGCGCGGGAGCTAATTTTTCATTTAACGCTCTCGGAGGCGTTTACGATTCTCCGTCACTTTCTGCCTACAGTAATGGTGTTTACAGCACTCCCCAATATTTTGCGTTTGCGAAAGGTGCGGGTGTTTTCGGCGAGGCCGGGCCGGAAGCCATCATGCCGCTTACCCGTGGCGCTGATGGTTCGCTGGGGGTTCGTGCGGTTGGACGTGAGTCACCGGCAGTCCAGGATGCTGCAAGGCAGATTGAGGCGCAACCAAGAATCGCGGTCAGTGTTGATGCCCGTAGCACGTTTAGCGGGCAACCTGACGACGCAACAATGCTGGCAGTAGATCGAAGGAATGCTGCACTGGAACGACGCATCATCAACACACTCACTGCTGAAGTAAATAACCCCCAGAAGAAATTCGGACGCGCCATCTACTCCAATCTACAGCCCAAAAAACCAAGATAGACTGCCCGGAGGGAAAGTTAATGGCGGATATTATCTATCCGGATGAGTACCTGCCCATGCCTCTTATGGACGGGTACGGTTTTAAGCCCATCTCACCTTTACTGCGAACGGAAATGACGTCCGGTCGAGCAAGGCAAAGGCGGCGATACACCTCAACACCCACCCAGGCCTCGGTTAAATGGATTTTTCAGACTGATGCGCTGGCGCAGGTGTTTGAGGCCTTTTTCAGGGACGCACTGAAAGACGGACAGTCTTGGTTCTATCTGAGGCTCCAGACTCCGATCGGGGTAAAGCCCTACAAAGCCAGGTTCATTGATATTTACGAAGGTCCGACACTTGTCGCGCCAAAATACTGGCAGTACAGCGCAACGCTGGAGTTATGGGAGCGTCCGTTACCGCCTACAGGATGGGGGAATTACCCGGAATGGCTGGCTGGTCAGTCGTTACTGGATATTGCGCTAAACAGAGAGTGGCCTGAGCATGACAATTCTTGAGCAACTTTATGCAAGCAGCGGCTCTGAAGTCATTCACGACACGCTGCAGATCACGGCAGGTGATCAGAACTACTGGCTTACCCGCGGGTGGGACAATATTACTGTCTCGTTAGAAGACGGGCAGCAGGTAACGTTTGAAGGGTGTGCTATCGATATAGCATTGCCTGCCAGGAATGCCGACGGAACGCAAGATCTGAAATTTTCCATCAGTAACATCGATGGTGTCGTATCCGATGCGATTGACAGAATTCTGGACGAAATGAAATCGGCAACACTGACTTTTCGGCGGTATATCTCCTCTGATTTATCTGCACCTGCGGCATCGCCTTACACCCTTGATGTGAAATCCGGATCGTGGACGGCAACTGCGGTGCAGGTAACTGCCGGATATATGAACATCCTTAAAACGGCCTGGCCGCGTAATCGTTATAACCTGGCTGAACATCCCGGTCTTCGTTATATGTCTTCCTGAGGTATTCACATGTTCCATTCTGATAAATACCTTTCGGTCAAATGGCTGAAGGGCGGGCGCGTTTATCCTGAGCTCGACTGTTTCGGCATTATCAATGAAATCCGCGGCGATCTCCTTCTCCCGTTATGGCCGGATTTTTCCGGCGTGACGAAAGATGAGGGAGGGCTCGATCGTGAGGCCAGGAAGTTTATGAAATCCCTCACACGCTGTGAGCCTTGTATCGGGGCCGGGGTTGCTTGTTATTCAGGATCAACCGTGACGCATGTTGGTATCGTTGTTTTGCTGGATGGCCAGTTGCAGGTTGCCGAATGTAATCCGGGAACCAATGTCACCTTTCTACCTCTTCCGCGATTTGTCCGTCGGTTTAACCGTGTGGAGTTCTGGCAATGACGATAAGAATCTACCCTTCCCGGCTCCCCGGAGAACCGCTTGAAACTCATGAGCACGGCAATATTACGCTGCATCAATGGATGGTCAGAAATGTTCCTGGGTACAGCCAGGACAGATCGCACCCAGTTGCCGTTGAATTAAATGGCCGCACACTTCCTCCCGATGAGTGGCCGCTTTGCCAGTTGAGCCCTGACAGTGATGTCAGAATTTATCCTGTTCCCTACGGAACGGGGCTGGAAATTGCTGTCTGGGTTTCTGTTGCGATTTCAGCTGCCAGCGCAGCCTACTCGTTGTTCTTCGGGCCGAAAGTCGATCTCGGTGGTTATTCATCGGGGAGTGGTCGCTCACTTGAGCTTAATCCAGCAAAAGCTAACACGGCAAAACTAGGTGACCCGATACGTGAGGTGTTTGGTCGATGCCGCATCTATCCTGATTATCTGGTGCAGCCGGTTACCCGTTTTGACCCCGATGATCCAACGCGAATGACGGTCGAAATGTTTCTTTGTGTCGGGCAGGGGAGATTTTCGTTTACGGGAGGAGATAAACGGATTGGAGAAACCCCGGCAGCCTCGCTGGGTGATGGTTTCAGCGATAAGGTGTACCAGCCAGGAGAGGACGTATCTTCTGATCCGCGAAGTGAAAACTGGTTCAACTCGACAGAAGTCGGCGGAACATCAAGCGGAACAGGGCTGGATATGGCCCAGACCTCACCTGATTCCGACGATATTATTGCTGACAGCATGACTGTTTCTGGTGCATCTGTAACATTTACAGGTCTTGATACGGATGATGGCGACGATGACGATAATTCTCTCCCGGACAGCTGGATAACGGGGGCCATAGTTGAAATTAAGGCGCCGACAAATTATCTGATCTCCACCTCTTCTGGTTACAGTGTTTTTGCCAGCTCATTGCTTACCGAACTTGCTCCCGTAGCGGGTATGCCGGTGACGCTGAGTTTCAACAGTGTTGATTATGACCTCGTCATTGCGTCCTATACCCCGGGTCAGGATGCGGTGCCTGGCGAGGGTGGCAGTGCAGCAAAAATTCAGGCCAGTGCCGCGCCCGTCACCTACGATTTTTCGACCAGTTCCAGTACGTTCATGATCACATGGCAGGGCACCACCTATACGGTGTCGCTGGTAGCGAACTATATCTCGATGTCGGGACTGCTGGCGGCTATCACCGAGGGGCTCACTGGCTCCGGCCTGGTCGCACGGGACAACGGCGGTACCGTACTAATAACCGAGGCGGCCAGTCCGTTCGTTGGTGGGGCAATCACATCCTCCTCACTGCCTGCAGCCGTTTTCGGTGATGCCCCGGTTTACACCTCCGGCACGGCATCAACCGGCGGCAGCCCGGCGGTAACGGCAAACGTGACGCTTGCGTATAACAGCACTACGGGAACCGCATTCTCGGGCATGCCTGAAGGTGTGCAACGGCTTTCACTTGCTCACCGCGGGAATGAGTACCAGATCGTCTCTGCCGACGGCACAACGGCAACAGTGGCGCGTCTGGTTAATGGGTCCGCTGATGAGTCGTGGCCGGGATTCACCGCCAGGACGATGATCGACTATGAGGCCACTGGTCTTAACGACACGCTGAGCTGGCTGGGGCCGTTCCTGGTTTGCCCTGAAAATGAGACCGTCGATATGTTCGAGGTGAATTTCTCTTTCCCGAACGGTATTTGCGGCTTTGACAGTAAGGGCAAAAAACGCATTCGCCACGTTGAGTGGGAGATACAGTATCGCGTCTACGGTTCCGGATCGGGGTGGGTGAGTCACCAGGGAGAGTACGCGCTTAAAAACATCAACGGGTTAGGTTTCACTGAGCGGATCACCCTCAGTTCTCCGGGGCTGGTAGAGGTTCGCTGTCGTCGACGCAATGAGCAGGGAAGTAATAACGCGCGCGACAATATGTACTGGCAGGCTTTGAGAGGGAGGCTTCTGGCAAGACCGGTATCCTACTCAGGTGTAACAACCTGGGCAATTACCGTTGAAACCGGAGGGAAGCTGGCGGCACAGTCCGACAGGCGCGTCAGCGTGGTCGCTACCCGTGAATATGACAGTGGAGGTAACAGAACTATAAGCGGCGCATTCCGTCATGTGGCAAATAGTCTTGGATTTAATGCTAATCAGCTCGACACCTCTGCAATAAATGCTCTTGAAACTGCCTGGTGGACGCCAAGGGGAGAGTATTTTGACTATGAGGCAAGCAGCGACAGTGCTTCAGCGAAAGATATTTTCGACAAAATCACTGAAGCAGGCATGAGTTATTTTTTGTTGTCAGACGGGCTCTTGTCTGCCGGGCGTGAAGGCGTCAAAAACTGGACCGGGATCATTACCCCTCAGGATACGGTTGAAGAAATGCAGACCTCATTCAGGGCCCCTTCCGATGATGATTATGACGGTGTTGACGTCACATATATCAATCCGGTTACCTGGGCAGAAGAAATCGTTCAGTGTCGGACTGCTGATAATCCTGTGCCACGCAAAGTGGAGTCGTACTCACTGGGTATTGTAATGACTGCAGATCGTGCTTACCGGATAGGGATGCGCAGGCTTATGAAGTATTTGCACCAGCGCAGGACCTATGAATGCACAACTGAGCTTCTTGGCTGGTGCTATCAGTTTGGCGATCACATCATTCTTTCTGATGATATTCCGACGGGTAAAACAATCAGCTGTCTGATAGAAGGCGTGACATTCGATGATGAAGTTATCACGTTAACAGTCACTGAGCTTCTTGACTGGAGCTATGCTAATCCGCGCTGCTGGATTCAGTTTCAGGGGGGGCGGCCGTCGACTCGTTTGCTAACGCCGACACGTGTCGATGACTTCACCCTTACTATACCGTACAACGACGACCTGCACCCGGAAGACTGGATTATGGATGATCCGGATGTTGAATTACCTCGCCTGTTGTTTTGTGACAGTGAGAAGGGGGCGCGGCACGGTATCGTTCAGGAAATTGTCCCGTCTGATGACTGTACTTGCCAGGTCACAGCCCCGGAATATAAAGAAATCTTTTACGCATACGACGACGCTACATACCCTGGCGACGTAGCTTAGCAATTTCAAAAAAATCAATTCACCCGCTTCGGCGGGTTTTTTCATTTTTGGAGCACAATGTATGGCCAACATCGAAAAACTTGGCTCGTCATCACCAGAGGTATTGCTTAAGAATGCAACTAACCTCGATAAGTTAGTCAATGGCCGGGAATCGGAATCATTACCTGATCGCTTTGGTGTACTGCGCAAAACCTGGCACGGCATGGAGATGATCTTCAGCCGCTTTATAGACTACATCACTGGTCGCGGCGAGCAGGCAGTTGCAGCTATAGGCTGGCAGGAGCTTGGCAACTGGGCTGTTGGTCTGGCTGTAGATAATCGCCAGCAGATCGTCTACTACAATGGCTCCTGGTACAAATACCTTGGTGAGCTTGAGCACGTCATCGCCGGGGATTCTCCTGAGAACGATGGCGGTGTGTGGTCGGCTGCTAACCCCACGGGGAAATGGTCTAACATCGGTGACGCGGCTCTTCGCTCAAACCTGGGTTCAAGCGAAGGGACGAAGCTGATCGTTGTTCCTGGAGCTGGTAACACTCTCTACGACTGGATAAACGGTCAGTTGCGCAGCCTGTTCTATTATCTGTCACCTGCAAAAATAGCCTCAGTCATAGGCGGAACGGCAACAGATATAACGGCGGAGCTTCAGGCGGCGATGAATGATAATATCCCTATTTGGATTCCTAAAGGGTCATATTTCGTTACTCAATCTATCACTGCTTCCGCCAACTCAGGTTTGATAGGCCCAGGGCCACGGGAGGCCATCATAGATAACCTGGGGTCTAGCCACTTGTTTATAATTGGGGCTGGTGGATACATCCGTGGTTGGAAGGAGTGGAAAGGCTTTGCGGTGAACGCCACCGGCAATAACACTAAAGATGCTTACGCATTTTATTATTCTGACAGGCAAGATGCGAACGGGGCTCCGGTTTATACAATCGCCCAGGTTTTCTCCGAAATTGAAATAAACGCTTATGGGAAGCTCGGAGGTGGCTGGTATTTACAAGAATGTTTCCGTGTTGTTATTAGTAACTGCGGCGCTACGGGATTATCTCAGCCGTTCCGTCTGGTGGGGAGCGTCGTTCAGACAACGATTGATAACTTCGTTCAGAATGGCGACGGAGCGGTGGCAATGACCGGTCGCACGTATACATTCGGGCTTACGACAGAAGCGAAAACTTATGGTAACGGCTCGATATTCACGCCAGAGGGATTGACTGTCGTTAACACCCGTTTCGTTAAACAGGATATCGGGGTGCGTATATCCGGGGGATTGTTCCTGGTTTTTAATGCAGTAGAAGCTGATTACAGTAAATATAAGGGTTTTCAATATAACGGAGGCAGTCAGGTATCCTTTGACAACTGTTATGTTGGTGTTCAATCTGATCGTGATGGCGATTTTGTGGGTTTCGATATCCCGCCACGCGCCGCTGGTGTTCCAGAAGCGGTTAACGTCCGTGGTTGTACCGTCAACATGGCGACCAATACCAACAGTTCCGCGTCTTCATACACCTCGTATGGCGTGAAAATTGGTGATGGGGGTGTTAACGCGAAAGGCAGCCTGGTAGACGGGTGCACATTTCGTGGTACTGGTTACACAGCAGGGATTTACGTGAACCGTGGGGATTGCGTAAACTTAACGGCAAATAGATTTCAGTTTTCCGGGTTGAATATCCTGGTTAATGAATGTAGCTCTCTGACGATGACCAATAACTCTGGTAACGGCAGCGGCTCATATTCGTTGACAACAACCAGTAATACTGCGAAGTGGTCAATTCTCAATAATACCGAAGCATTTACTACGCTGTCGCATGTCAACCCTCAAGGGTTGATTTCAATGAATACCGGCAATACGTCACTAAACGTGCGACGTAAAACTCGTGCCAGTGCTGCTATAAATACCACAGTTCCGGCGAACGGTTATACTGAATTATCTGTTGCTATAACGCTAGTTGACGGGTGTACTTTGTCCGTCGGTGCGACATTGGGGATAATCCCCGCAGGGTGTTCACTTTCGGTGGTTCCAGTAAGCACAACAATTGCAAGAGTTTTGATTGCAAATAGAACAGCGACTGCTGTTGCTGTAACTGGGACAATTTACGTCGATGCTGAGTTTCCACCATCAACCTGATTTAATAAGGATTATTATGTTAAAGTCAAATTTAATTTTTAAAGACATACCGGTAACGGGTGCATTGATTATTGTTACCGGAATAACAATAGCTGCGGACCACAACTCAATGACATTTGGTGTTAGTTATCGGGCGACAGAGTCATCAGACCCATTCATCTCGGATGTGTTTTCCTGCGATTATGATTCCTCCGGAGATGACCCGATAACGCAGACATACGCCTATCTGAAAGCACTGGATGAGTTCAGTGGATCAGTTGAGTCATAAAAATCGACGACAAGCATATGACGCTGATTTACCTAATAATCTTTTGGGTGAGTGTTATAACCATCTATTAAACATAGACGGATATGCTATGGAGGAACAGTGGGCATAGTTATCAGCAATGTCTTCTGCATCCTCCTGCATGGGGTGCCTTATGGTAAAATGGATAGACAATAATATATTTTCTATCCATTATTAATTGTATTCACCTGTAAGCTACAGATGGAAGAAGTCGTAACCGCCTGCTAAACTCTCACATTTAAAATGGGGGGGGAGAGTATGGAACGTAGAGATTTCGCAAAGAAAATTGCACTTATTGTTAGCGCCGGTGCTGCAGGAGCCATTTCAACTTCATCTTTAGCCGATGAAAAAAACAATATATCCGAACTTTACACGCAAGAAACAATGCATGACACAGTGAATGTATTGAAGTTTGGAACGCAAGAAAATGCAAGTGATGTCTTCTATAATGCCATCCTTTACTTAAATAAAAGAGGTGGGGGAAATCTTCTTGTACCTAATGGTAATTATATCTTCAATAAGTCGATAAAAACAAGGATAGGATGTAAGATATCAATATATACATCATCTAATTCAATCATGACGATGAAGACTGATGATGATATGTTCAATATTATCGGTTCGGAAAATGCTGCTTTAAGATTTTTCGGTAATGGTGAGTTTGTATATGATGGACCTGAAACTAGCGACGCGTCGTGCATAAGATTTATTTCTCTAGTCAGTGGAAAAAAGTTTGCCTCTAGCTCGTTCGAATGCAACGGAAGAATAAGGATAAGGAAAGGTATAAATGAATGGGCATATGGAATACATCTTACTGATGTTAGGGATGCCATATTGATAAATTTACAATTTGACGGGCTCAATACACCTAATAGAGCAAGTTCTCAAATCGGGGTTTTCGCGCAGGCAAAAAAAACACCATCAGTGTCATGGGTTATTAGCGATTTGCAGTTTAATGATTTAAAAACTGGGTTTCATGTTGAGTCAGACGCTACGCCTGGTGTTGAGGGGCTTAAGTTTTTTAATTGTGATATGGCTGGCGTCCGATATGGGATAGTATTCAATAATAATTCTAGCTATTATCCACCACAAATAGAGTTAATAGGATGCCATATTAATGGATATGACACATTAATCTCGATCAGGAAGGTTATTAGCATTCATGTTGTCGGTGGTCTTTATTATAGAAAAGGAAATGAGGGTGAGTTTTTTAAATTTGAGAACTCTCAGGATATTTCAATTGTAGGATCTAGTTTTGCTATTACTAACCATGAAACAGATGTTCCAGGTATTGTCATAGATAGCGGGGATGGCGTATCGGCATACTACAGAATTTCTGATTGCCATTATTGGGCGCACGGAAGGAAAAGCCCATTCATAGAAATAAAGGGAAAAGCATCTAATATTACTCTTTCTAATTCAACAAAAGATTCATTAGGTAAATGGATTGAAACTGGGAATATGGTCAGTCCAAAATCGTCGATTTCAGTTTGCAAGGATACGATTAAGCTATCCTTGATAGATAAAGGTGACACTTGGGGTGTGAAACAAGATAATCACAACGGCACGATGGATCTTTCCTTGTCCCTCCCAGGCGTAATATTTATCGAAAACGGTAATATAAATAAAATAATAGGTGGGGTTATTGGTGCTGAGTATATCCTTATTGCTGATTCTGGTATTAGTATCAATCCATCAGCTAATGTAAAAAATTACTCAGCAGCCCAGCACCAAGATAAAGTCATAACGATTATTAATCTTGGTGACTTTTATATAGTCAAATAAACAGCCCTCATCTGAGGGCTTCTTTATTGTTGATTCTTTTTATTGCGTCGGGGGTGCAGAATAGAAGCATAAAAGCAACTCCGCCTGTAGAGGATATTATAACTGGGTTAAAGAAACCACCAGTCATCCATAAAGATATGAGTATGACATAAATGGTGGCGTTCTTTAACCCAAGCCCGCGAATTTGAGTTAAAAGGGTTAATATAATCATGATAATGATTGTTGTCGCCCCGATTAATCCTAGTTGCATGTAAAGAGCGGGTATCTGCAGTTCATACGAGTATTTTGCCAAAGTGCTTCTAAGAAGATTCGGCATATAATACCCAAGCCCATTACCCAGCAATGGTGCATTGTTAAACGCCTGGTATATACCGGTTGACTGAATATCTCGCAGGCTATCAGAGGCCTCAACACCCTTTGATGACATTCTAAATGCAATAACATCCTGAACGGACTGGAATTGCAGTGCGAAAAAAATGACTACAATTGAACATGTGATGATTAGTAAACTTTTCCCTTTGGTGATATTTGAAACTATTGCCAAGACCAGGCCTATGCATCCAGCCGCCCAAAGAAAACGAGATAAGCTAATTATGATGGAATACAATAAAATAATTATTATTATGGGTGTGAATCTTGACTTATTACTTATTAAGTACTGACTGGCTTTTATGAATATGGCAATTGGGAGTATGTAATCAGACATAAAGTTAATTCTACTAATTGACACATCCTCAGACTCCATAGTCATTAATGATGTATTAAATAGTTTGGATATGATTAAAACAATACTTGCAACGCTACCGCCAGTTACTACCGAAAAGGCAAAAATTAGTAATTTCACTATACCGATAACAACAAGGCAATTTATTATTGTTTTCGTTATTACTTCATAGCGTCTATCTTTATCAACTAAAGAATATGATATTGCAGCCATAAAGAAGAATACAATTATATCCTTTGACTGATCGATTGTTTCCGGCAAGTATCTTACATTAAACATTGTTATTAGAAAAAATATAGCAACTACAAATAGGGGTGGCATAATCCCCAATGTTAACATGATGGCACCTTTACCATTTCTTGCAAACACGGACAAAGCCAAAACTAGGAAAAGAAAAATAAATTTAATATTTATTTCAAAAACACTTCCAGTTGGCAATACAACGCATATAGATATAAATGCTTTAAGAACCAGATCATGGACATTATCAATTGATATCTTTTTCATGTTTTGTTATCCATTCATGTCAACATGTAGCAGAAAACTGGCCTCAGTAAAGAAGTAACTCACCGTGCATCCCTCAAAATAATCAAAAAACACAGATGAATAGACATTATCATGTTTGCCCTTGCGTTTCTATAGACCTTTACCCTCACGATGTGTCGTGATAAAAAAGAGGATTCTTTTAAAGCGGGTGATGGTTATGGAGTATTATCTACAAGATGTGCTGCTCGGCATTCTGGGCGTGGCTACGTTCCTCATAATAGACAAGTATTTTAGTTAATACAGTAACATACGTTAAAGCGCTAATATTCCACTTGATCTTCCCTTCCTTTAAAAATACTGTGTATAAATACAGTAATAATTAGAGGGGAGGGCAGATCATGCTTCGTCAATCAGACATCCGCCAGGCGTTCGTGGACTCTATCTCTGGCAACCCAAAAGGGTATCGTTATCTGCATACCAGAGATTTTGTGTGTAGGTTGCAGGAGAAAGGGATTCATTTCTCAGGCAATGAAGCTAATGCATGGATAGAGCGCTATCAAACCTACTTCGTTGACAAGACGCCAGACGAGTCAGAGAACCGCCTCTGGATGCTTCGCAATATGGGAAGGGTTCTGTAATGGGGCATGGGTGGGGCATGAGAAATCGGTGAAATTCGCCAAATATTGCAAACCATAAATGTTGGTTGCTATCTCCAGCCAATGAAATTGGCGCTCCTGGACGATATTTGTCGATTTTTAAATTTACCGCGTCACGCAGTTAAAGTGGCGGGCGTACTCTTCAAGGCTGGTGATGCCAAGGCGCACCCATTTCGGGTGCGACCACTGGGGAAGCCCAATATAAATCAT